CAATCCATTCATGAAAGCCTTTCTTGGGCGTAGCAACATATGCACCAGCCGCTGTACATGCTTGAGGATAGTGCTTTTGCGTTTTGTCGTGTTGCTTGTCAGGAACAATAAGTCCTCTACTGTGTGCTTCGTTGAGAATAGCTTGATCTGTAACAGCAACCGCACCCATAGTTGTTTGTACAAGAACTGTGTTGTCATGTGCAATAACGTTTGCTAGGTCAATAAATTGTAGCTTCTTGTCCATGCGTACAAGTAGATCAACGTCTTGTCGGGAGTATTGAATAAACGTTTCAAAGTCGTTGTTGTAAAGCTGATCCAGTGTGCCTTCATATTCTGTTTTGCGTTCACCAAGTTCATATTCGCCAATGGCATCCAAACTATAACTGTGCATTTCATGATATGTATACTTGCGATACAGTTCCATGTAATCCAAGTGCAGTCTGCCCACTGTGTCAAATGTTTCTTGTGCTTTACCATAGCGTTCGAATTCTCGTCTGTTGGGATACTTGCCCCACAAACAAAAACGTCTTGTGTGTTCTTTGCCAAGAACTCTTGCTATGCGATTCACCAAGTAGGGAATATCAAAGCCTTCGCTGTTCCATCCACTCATTACATCTGCATCATCAATCAACTGTAAGAATGTATCCAACAGTTCATCTTCTGTGTCCATGAGAATAGTATCCTCAAATCTGTCCACAATAAGTTGTGCATCTGCTCGTGTAAGTGTTTTGGGTTTACAAACCAAACAGATAGTTTTACCAATCCAATCCAAGTGTACACTGACCGCTGTTACTGGATTGAATGGATCACTGGGATCTGCAAAGCCTTTGTCTTTGTCAAAGTCAACCTCGATATCGAAAAATGCTTGTTGTAGTTTAGGAGTATCTGCTCCCAAATAGTTGTCAGCCAAACATCTAAACACTGGATTGACATCGCTTTCGAACAGTCGTTGATTGCTGTACAGTTTCTTTTCTTTTTTGAACTGTTTACCGCTAGTAGTTACCACACGTTGTAGTTTGTCGCCAAAGATACTTTCAAAATTACCTCGACTGTCTTTGTAATAGAACAAGTAACGTGCAGGATACTCCCTGAACTCTCTTCTACCATTTACACGTTCTACAACGTGAATAATATCTTTATCTCTATCAATGAGTGCGTCTACATACATTAGCTAACAAATGCTCTTTCTTGCACAAACGTACCTTGTGTCTTTCTATTACCTTCACTGAATCCTAGTGCAGTGAAGTGATCTCGAAGATCGTTGTTGAATGCTATACTTCCACATAACATTATACGTTGTATTTCAGGATTGTCAATCTTAACTGTTCCGTCAGCCATAAACTTTTGAATACGTCCATGTAATTCAGCAGGTTCTTGTGTTACTGTGCTGATGTATTCAATTGGCATTTCGTTGAGAAAGTCTCTGTAACAATCTTGTTCTGCATGTGTTCTCGTGGTCCATGTTACTGTGATATTGTCAAACAAATCGTATGTTTCTGGCTCACGTAACAGACTAATAAAAGGTGCAATACCTGTACCACTAGCCATCATTACCAAGTGTCCACCTAATTCTAAGTTAGCAAGTATCAATGTTCCTGTAGGCTTGTCGCTTACTAATATTTCGTCTCCAACTTGTACATGTTGTAGTTTACTAGTTAGAGGACCGTCTTGTACTTTGATACTGTAAAACTCCAAGTAATCGTCGTACGGTCCACTTGTTAAACTGTATGCTCTATTAGGTGTTTCTGGATCTAATGTACTAATCATAACAAACTCTCCCGCAGTAAATCTATAACTGCGAGGTCGTTCTGTTCTTATTCTAAACAGTTTATCTGTATAGTGTTGTACTTCAGTAACTGTTAGGTTAAGCATTAATTATCGCGGCCCACTGCCTGAAGCACCTCTTCAACTGCACTGAAGCTGTCTTGCACTTGTGCAAATTCGTTTTTGTATGCAATTCTAATTGCTTTGTTAAGCACCGCTGGCTTCATATCCATTTCTTCTGCAATGGCTTTTACTGTGTCTCTGAGACCTTCTTTGAGTGTTTCTACTTCACCAGTTACTTGAATACCTTCACTCATAAGTTGTTTAAGTTTATTAATTTCGCTATCGCTAAAACTACGTACAGGCATGAATACCTCCTTTATCTTGTATTCTTAACAATATAAGCTATGTTTAGTTACTTGTCAACAGGTTTCTTGGTGTTAACCCATAAACATTCTACGCTTTGATTAGGTCCTGTGACCAAAACCGATGCATTGCTTTTTCCTTTTATGCATGCATCTTTATCATCATAGTTTCCTATGTGATAGTGATCAATATTCTGACCAGAAATTGCTAACCATATTAATATCCACATCTACTCACTCTCCTCAATACTGTGTCCCCACTGATCCATAATGAATTGTCCAAATGCCTGCCCAAATATCCACATTAGAACTAATAAGTGGGCTACAATATATAACAGCACCGGTATCACAACAAAACTAACCCAACGTGGCTTTTTTTCTAACCAGTGTAATAATTTTTTGATTTTGTTTTTCACGCCATCCAGCATGTACTTGCCTATAACATAACGTAATACTCGCATTACAATAAGTATAGGCGAGCTTAACACATCAAACAGTATTAAAAACAAATCAACACTGACGTCTACTATAGAGTCAATGTTTAACTTTTTCTTAATACGTTCCCAAAGTGTCAATCTTCCAACTTCTTTATACGCTCCTCGAGCTCATCTATTTTTTGTGTAATTTTTGGATAGCGTTGGCGCCATGCGTCTTCCGGTTGTTGCAACCAAGTCCAGCCCCAACGTTCTACCAGGTAGTCCACGCATTTGTCTACTTTACTGTAAAACCAAAGTCCAATGCGTGTACTACTGATATATGCAACGAATATTGCACCAAACGCACTTCCAGCCAGTGCAGTGTAAATCCATAGCCTATCGCTAGCCATGCGTTCGATCATTTCCCACATACTATTCTGCTTTCCAAATAGTCCATGCGCCATAAGCAATTGCTGCTATAGCAGCAATCTTGATAAGGTTAGTTGCAAACAATGCAATTAAACCCATTGCAACTAGTACACCACCATCCCAAGTAGTGCGTTCGTTCATACGTTTTTTAATCCATCCCACGACGATTCTCCAATATTTTTGTCATAACATCTGTTGCTGTATGTGTAAAAAAACGTGGTGCAACACCATGTATGATCAGTGCAGGAACCAACAATTGTAGTTTTACAGCCACCTTAAAGGCTTGTGTCATATGCTGTAATCCTGTTTCACCTACTTCGTCTAGGTGTGCTTTACATTGTTTGCTTAACATTATTTGATTCCCATTGCAGCAAGTGTAGCTTTACCAACTATACCATCTGGTACTAGTCCTCTACTTTTTTGCCACGCTATTACAGCGGCTTCTGTGCCTGGGCCAAAGTCTCCGTCTGCTGTTATACCCAATGCGGCTTGTACTGCTTTAACAGTTTCTCCTTTTGATCCTTTTTTCACTGTACTGTGTGTAAATGGAGGAGGTGTCCAATCACCGCCTAGCACTTCGAGTGCGTGAGCATAATGTTTCTTGCGATCATCTAATCCTATAGTACCGCCATTAATTCTTTTGGTCATGCCAACAACATCTTGTTTGTCAGCCCATTTGTTTAGACCATTTGTTTTCCAAAACCAACATGCACTTTCTAATGCGCCTTTTTTGGTTTTGAGATACTTGATAGCTTGCTCTGCTGTGTATCCTAGTGTTTCACCGAACTTGGTATAATTGTATCTTCCAGTAAGTTGGATAATACCTCTACCACGAAAGCGCCATCCGTCGCCACTTGCAGTATCACCGTTTTCCATTCTGTTTGCATACACTACGTTTGCAATCTTCTCAGGTTGTCTATGGTATTCATTTGCATCTCTGCCAGCTCTTACAAAGTACTTGGGAAATACAGCATTCAATCCTTTGGCACTGTAGTTCAAGTTTTCCTCTGTAACTTTAAAGTTATTACTTTCATGAGCGCACTGTGCTATAAAACCTGCAACCCTGTTTACTGTATTGATTTCGTAGTAAGGCAATATTTCTTCCATTGCTTCAAACCACTCAAGGTACGCTTTATTGCCGTGCAATAGCTCTTGTACCATATCTTCAGTAAATTCAAATTCAAATGTACTCATCTTGTACTCCTATTTTATATAGGTATTTATTTTGTTTTGCGGATTTCGTCTAATAAATTGCGAATATGTTTAAGTTGTGCAAGCATATTAATGCTGGTTTCTTCTACTTGCTTTTGTTTGTCCCACATTGTAACAACACGTTCAACAGCCCAATACCACCAAAGGATTGCTAAAGTAGAGAACACAATGATTACTGCACACATAGCTACTTGAAACCATGTATCATCACCTACTAGCAAAGGCACAATAATAACACCAAGTGCTACCAATGGCAATACTCTAGCCAAGCACAACCACCAAGTTGCTTGCTTTTTAGTTTTTTGTTGTTGGTTCACCTGACCCATGCTCCTATACGTCCGTGTACATCTGGGTCTTCTACATATTCATATCCTTTGGGAGGACATTCGTTTTGTCCTTGCCACACAGGAATGTACTCTTGCCTATTGCCAGGAAAGTCTGGGTTGTGTCTCAAGTGTACTTCTATTAGTTTGCCGCCTATATACTCACAGTTTATCTTACTGTATTTAACTCGTATACTTCCCAGAAAAGCAGGCATTTTAATTTTTACATCATCAACTCTTATCCAACGATCCCAGCGTGTAAATGTTCCTGGTGCCTTAAAACCTTGTACAGCTAGGCACTGTTTACCCCAATCATAATCTACGCTTATGTGATCGCCTTCGAACCACTCGCACCAAAAGTGTCCTGGAGTCAGATGATTTGTTGAATCTTTGATGTATTGCTTTTGTGCGCCAAGACCTAGACCCATTGCATTCACACAAGGACGTACCATGTAGTATCCTTCTTGAGGAACAGGAGTTCCAACAGGACCACATGTATAACCAAGATATCTTGCTAGTATAAGTTTGTCAAGACACCACAAATCTTCAGGTGCAGTGGTTAACCACGCTAAGTCTTCTTCATCCATATCATAATCCGTGTTCAACACCACTGTCTTGCCAGGGCCATTTCCTTGCATCTGTTTCTACGGATATAGTTTCTTTGCAATTGCATATTCCACACACATCATTTATACAGTCTGGACAGTTTACTCTATCACAGTGACATTTATGTCCGCATTTTGTACAAATCTTATGTGTGTCCATATGTTAACTTTGTGTTACTGTTCTTGACCATTCTGGTTTTAGTGTAGCATATGTAGTAAGTTGGTCCATTATGCTTTCCCAACCTGAATCAGTCCATGTTTCAGTTTTAATAAAACCGTCATTTGTACTGTTAATATCAAATTCTATTACTAGATCACCACTTGCTTTTGCTGCTTCTAGTGCTTCATTTATTGTATCTAGTCTACTAGTTGAATCAAATGTATCTGCATGATCTGCACCAAACTGATCCAGTGCTTCTGTTACATTTGAAAAACTTGCTCCAGATTTTTTAATTTCAATAGTTAATATCACAGGCATTCATTCCTCTACTTTCTAGTAGTATTGCTTACGTTTTTAGCTTTACCTCTGCGATTCTTGTTTGGATCTTCTCTTCTCTTTTTACGTACAGCGGCAGCAATTGCTTTTTTGCCACCTTTAGCTCTTAAACTTGCAGCTCTACTTTTACTTAGACACTTAGGCTTGCCTTCGCCTTTTTTACTGTCGCCACACTTACCAATACGCTCGCCTTTGGCATTATAACGGTCCCAGCCACCACCGCCAGCACCGCCTTTTTTGCCCTTGCCAAACCAAGCACGTAGGTTTTCGTCTAAGATTTCTTCAATAAGCATGTTACTTCTTCTTTGAATTGCCCCAGTTCTTAGCACCTTTCTTACGGCACTGAACTAGTGCGCCACTAGCATAAGCACTGGGCCATACTTTGTAGCGAGCTTTTACTTTGTGATAGCAAGCATCTTTTTTCTCTGCTAGCTTATCAAACTGTGCTTCTGAAACCATTACTGTTTCGTTTACTTTGCATCCTTCATCATTCATATCAAACACTTGTCTGCATGCTGATTGTAGTTTATTGGGATCGTCTAAAAATTTTGATAGATACTGATAAACTTCATCCCATGATTTAGCTTTTTGATGCATACCTGGCGTCAAGATAGCTTTTGCTGAGTTATTCCAATCGTAGTTTGAAATTGGATTACCATTGTACAAAAACTTTGTTTGATCAATCTCAATAGTTGTTGGTGTATCATACTCGTCTTCGTATTTTACTGTTAATTCATCTAGTCTCATTACTTTAGCCTATCATATATAATGTCTAAGATTTTTAAGAAACCGTTTTTAGTTTCAATCTTATCAATAATTTTTGCTTGTGTTTCTGGCTTTTGCTGATCAAACACTTGCAAGAAAATATTAGCTGTGGTCATGTCTACTTTCATTGTACTGTCTTTGAACTTGACAGGCAGAGCACTTTTGTCTGCAACAATCTTTCTCATCATGCTTACGTTTTCATTGATTCTCATAATTCTGTCGATATGCTCCTGATATTTACTTTTCTTTTTCTTTTTCTTCTTGCCGTACTTGCCTTCATCAACAACATAACCATCTTTAGTTCTTTTTTCTGGAGGATATCCTGTGCCACCTGACTGTGCTTTTCGATATGCTGCCGCTCTAGCTAATCCATATCTTTCTAGTTCATCTGGATCACTGGGCGGTCCGTCTGGGTATTGACGTCTTAGAATATCATCTGCATGTGTTTGTAGATCCATACTGTACTGTGAATCTTGATAGTAAGGATCATCTGCACCATCAAACTTTTGACCAATTCTGTCAAGTTTTACACCTGGTAAATCTAACATTCTTTCAGGGTCTTCGATGCTTGGAATAACAACACTTGGGTTAGCATATCCTTTGACATTTTCTCTACGTCTTCTTTCTCTGTTCCAGCGTCTTAGATCATCGATTGGGCCTTCCATCAGATGTGCATCGACTCCTGCTGTACTTTTTAGTTTTTTCATTTGAGCATATTTCTTAGCCGCACCATAACTTGAAGTTGCTTTGATAACTTCTTTTCCATGCTTTGCATGAACCACTGTGTAAGTGTTTTCTTTGGATTCGCCTTCTTCAAATCCTTCGGGTGTCTTGCGTTTTTTACCTGTTGGACCACCATGACTCATCCAAGGCTCAACTCCTTGATATGGATCAAGAGGTTTAGTATAGTCTTTATTATCAACTGAATCAAAATCTGCAGGGCTCATTGTTGGCATGCCAATAGGACGACCGCCGATAGTTTTTGTTGTTGGTAAATCACTCATATCATAGTCTGCATACTTGCCTGCACGGAAGCCTTGTGGATCTTCGTATTCACCTGGTTCGGGCCAAGCTCTTGCACCCAGTGATAATGGTTTACCATCACTATCTCTAAATGGATTGTTTTTAGCTTTGTCTTTGCCTAAGAATTTTTCCCACCAACTATATTCTTCTTCAGTGAGGTTACCTTCTCCCATTGCTTGACGCAGTGCAGCATCAATTGCCATTTTTAATTCTAAATCTTTTGGACGCAGTTTAGGACGAATGCTAGTTTTAGGTGCACCGCTTTTTTGTTTTGTTAAACCTCTGTTTTGAGGATGGCTTGGTTGATCCATGTGTCCTGCACGAGGATTAAAGTCAAATTCTTGTATAGCTCTTTCGAAGATACTATTTGCTCTCGTTCTTGCGTCCATTGTAATACTTTCGTTTGTTCCGTCTGCATTGAATATTGGTGCATCAGGATATTTTGCTCTTAGTGCTTCTCTACTGCCATACACTTTGGTTTCTTTACCACCAACTGTAGCAATAGCAAATTCTTTTTTACCTCTAGCACCTTTAACGCCTACATTCGATGTAGTGCCTTTGTCATCTAAATATCTTTCTTGTTCAAAATCATCTGGTCCTGGCTTGCCTTCGCCTTCCATATCAGTTGCACCGTCATCTCCTGCAGGGTTTGGATCTTGTGCTGGTTCTGGATCTGGTGGGGTAATGTCGCCGTCGTCTGGACCTAACAAATCGTCCATCGGATCTGGTAATTCACTGTACGGAGCAGGATCAGGTGTTGGATCTGGAATTGGCTGTCCGCCTGGGCCAAAACTGCTTGGATCTCTAGGTGGTCTAGGATTACCAATATCATCTTCATCTCTTGGCATAAACTCGTCACCTGTTCCATATTGTCTATCTAAGTCACGTAGTATATCGTCTATGTTACGTGGCCCACGAGGCTCTGGTTGTTTACCAAGTATATCGTCCATTTTTTGCTGTAAACCGTCTGGCAACTCTAGTTCGTAACTAGGTTCTACATATGGTTCAAACTCTTGTGGGTCTCTAGGTGCCTGAGGGACAAAGCTATCATCGTAGCTGCCACTTTGTTGTGCCATTCTACTTAATCTATCCATATATTGTTTTGGCGCTGTCGGCTGAGGAGCAGTAGCAACTGGTGCTTGTCTTGAAGAAGGTGGTCTATTAGGATTAACATAGAGGTTACCCATGCCAGGTTCTCCTTGTTTAAATTCATCAAGTTTTTTCCATTCGTCATATGTCAAATACACGTCTGTATCTGGATCATAGTAGCTACCTTCTTTTGGATCGTAGTATACTACTTTTCCTGCTTTTGTTTGGAACGGCCCTTCTAATCCTTGGCGTGTTTGGTATTTGTTTCTATCAATTGATGGTAATATTGAATAACCTTCTGTCTTTTTGCTCATAGCCTTTTTCCTAATTGTAGCATAGTAAACTGATTTCCAGTCTTTCCCATACTGTTTTTTCATTGACGCCTTCATACCGCTATCATCGTACTTATCTTTCAAACGTTCTTCTTTAGATTTTTCTTTTTTGGTCATTTTGCGTTCAGTGTTAACACTTTCTTTGATAACTGACTCTGCCGCTGATCCTTTACCAAAACTTTTATATCCCATAAGATCCAAGTAATCAGGCGCACCTGTGCCAAATATTTTTGGATTTGGATTAAATGGCGTTTTGGATGTATTGCCTGCGCCTGTAAATGGAACACCCGGCGCTCTTAGCTTTGGATTTTTAGCACCTTTTGTAGGGTTTATTTGTGTTGTGGCTGTTGTTGCCGCTGGCATAGTTGCAACAGGCACAGTTGTAGTTACCCTAGGATCTACAGGTATTTGAGTTTGTAGTGCATCCATATCAGCAGGTGTTACTTGTTGATCTACGGCTTGATCTGCTTGTTGTTGTGCAATCTGTGCATCTATCTCTGCCTGCTGTGCTGCTCTTTGATCAGCTGCCGCTTGTGCTTTATCTCTTTCAGCCTGTTGTGCAGCGGCACGTTGGGCAGCATCTTGACTTGTACTAGGTATACTAGGTTGTGTTATATTTGTTGGAGCTCCGTATACTTTTGCACCCGGGTATGCTCTGGCAAGTTGTTCAGGATCGCCATATACTTTGCCTACTTGTACATTACCATCTTCGTCTCTTGCACCTACTACAGGTTGAATAACATAGGGCATACTTCTGTCAAGGTTTGCATTTGTAGTGTTAAAATCGCCATCATTACTAGTGAATACACGTCTGTCTAATGCACTGTTAGGTACACTTGAATCAGGAGTAGCAAAGTCTGGCACATCAGCACTAGTGTCATCTGCTTGTTGGGCCGCAGCCGCAGCCTTAGCATCAGCCGCCGCTTGTGCCTTAGCTCTTTCTTCAGCTTCACGTTCAGCCGCCGCCATTCTTTCTTTAGCTTGTCTCATAAGCTCAGCTTGTTTTAACTGTGCTTGTTGACGTCTTTGCTCACGTGCTTCTGCATCAGCTGCTCTTCTTGCTGCTTCTGCATCTCCGTCGCCTCTGCCGCTTCCTGTTGCTGGCGGCTCAGGACGTACTTGTGGAACTGTAGGTGGTGTGCTTGTATCTGTAGGAGCATCTGGACGTTGCTGCGGAACCGGAGGATCATCATCCTGTGTAGTTGGTTCTGCTCCAGTGTCATTTACTTCGCCATCATCTGTTGTTGGCTGACCTGGTGCTGTTGTTTGTGCATCAACATCACTTGGTTCAGGTGTTTCTGGTCTTGTAGGCTGTGCAGGTAATTCTAGTGCATCTGGTCTATCAGGCACCTTAGGTGTGGTTATAGGTTCTGCTCCAGTGTCATTTACTTCGCCATCATCTGTTGTTGGCTGACCTGGTGCTGTTGTTTGTGCAGCTGGTGCACCTGTTTGCGGTTGACTAGGTAATTCTAGTGCATCTGGTCTATCAGGCACCTTAGGTGTGGTTATAGGTTCTGCACCTGTGTCGTTTGGTGTGCCATCGTCTGTAGTATTACCAACTGCTGGTTGCACTGGTGCTGTCATTTGTGCATCAACATTACTACCCACCGGCGGGACTTGTGCCGCTGCAATATTTGCAGGAGTAATAGCATATGTAGCACCGTTTAGTGTAACTTGTAGATTGCCATTTGGTAAAGATCTTACAACTTCTGCTTCTCTAGTTTCGCCTTTGGCATTGCGATATTCAACAGTGCTTCCCTCTTCGTATGTTGATACGTCAGGTAAATTACCAATTTGATCCATCACATCTGGTCTGTTTGGATTCACATATTCTGGAGCGTCCTCTGGCTTTACTTGAGTTGGTGAAAGTTGTGTAGGTATTGTTCTTTCAAGTGCTTGATCTGTTAATTGTCTTTGTAAATCCGACGACACTGATCCTGTACTACCTAAATCTCCGTTTGGCTTTACAGGTGCCCACATCTGTCCCAAGAACACATACTTTTGTGTATCAATTGTAACTTCTGCGCCTGCTTTAGGTTTTGTTGCAGGTTGTGCAGGAGGTTCAACAGGAGGATTTTCTGCTATTTCTTCTTGTGTTTGTTGCGGATTTTGTCTATAACTATCAATACCGTTTGGTAAAATCTCTTGTGTAATACCTGGATAAGTTTTTTCTAGATTTGCAAGTGTACGCTCAAGTACTTCTGGACTCATATCACCAGCTGCAATTCTGTACTGCGTATTGAAAACTGTGATACCTCTAGCAAGATCAGTGCCCACTGGTGCTTGTTGTGGTGCAGCTTCTAAATCATCGCCTTGCTCAGGAGCATCATCACCTGTTAAGTCATCAGGTGTAATTGTTGTATCAAATTCTGCATCGCCTTGCCCTTGTTCTGCATCTGCGGCTGCTTGGTTATCAGCAGCGACTTCAGCTGCTGTTGGTCTAACATTTCCATCTGAAGTTGCAAGTGCGCCTGCTGTTATTCTAGGTGTACCATTTCGATTGTGTGTACGACTGTAATCTGCATCCCATGCCGCTTGTGCTTCCCTGAGATCGCTGTCAATTTGATCTATTCTTTGTCTAAGTGCAACACCTGGTCCTGCTTGACCGTTGTACACTGACATATTTCTTTGATAATCATCATCTGTTTCATCTGGTCTTGGACGAGGCGCATTGTCTGGATCGTCACCATATCTGCGATCCCATGCTGTTTGCTTTTGTGCTAATTGACGTTCTGCTTGTGTTTTGAAACTTTCCAAGGCATCAACTGCACTTTGACGAGCTCTCATCAATGTGTTGCCTTCACCTTGTAGAGTTGGTCTTGCATTAATAGGCTCTGCTACATTTTTAACTTCTTCAGGTACTTGATCCCAGTTGCCTTCACGTTGAGTAGTTGCATCAATATCATCTCTGGTCCAACGCTGTCCAAGTCTAGAACCGTTTGCTGAATTTTCACTAAAATCTACATATCCTAAATTTACATAGTCTGCTCTTTGTGCAGGAGTTAGATCTACCCAACTTGGTGCTTCTAAGTCACTGCGTTGTTGTATTCTAATATCTAGTTTGTAAATTTCTTCTAAGTCTTTCATCACACGATTGAGACGTCTTTTGCCTCCTGTGGTTGCTGAAACTGTGTCTAAGAAACCTAAACCTTCTTTGTCTATATCGATGCCTAATAATTCTGCTGCTTTGTATACTTGTTCTTCACTCTCAAAGTCAACATCATAACGATTGAATTTTTCATTGTAAGTCATCGAATCGATAACTTCCATCAATCCAAGGTTGCGATTGTTTTCTTCAATGATGTCATTACTTACTCGTTGACCATCTTCTAGTTCTACCGTGCCGCCTGCTCGAACTCTTATACGCTGAAGTCTGCTTAGTATAAAATTGCCATCTTCATCTTTTTGATCTCTGTCTAGTATTAGTCCTCTGTCTCTAACTCGTTGAGCTAACGCTAGTCTGCCTTCTGCATTTAGTACGTTATTACGAAGCATGTTTGTGTCTAATCTAATAACATCAAACATTTTTCTTAAATCGCCTGCATCTGATCCAAATATCATTTGTCTAAACATTGCTTGAGCTGCTTTTTGATCTTTAGATGAGATTTGGTCATTTTTGGATAAAGATCCAGCTAAAGTTGTTAATGTGTCAATAGCACTAGCAGTTCCTACTTCAGCACCTGCAATAACACCGCCTTGCCATGCTGCATTAACAATTTGAGATACATCATAACTGTAAACACCACTTTCGTCTGTTAGTCCTTTTTGTACCCAAAGTTCTTGTAATCCTTCTTCAGTAGCTTCAAAGCCTATACCGCCTATTGATTTAGCAGCCCATTTTGCTTGTGCTATTGGATTGATAGGACTTGGTAATGTCATTTTACCAAATATTAGTTTGTCTGATGCAGTGTCTAATGCGGCTGCTGTTGCTGCTACTTTCCAAACAGCAGAATTATAAGTGTTGGTTTCTATAATCTCTCTTGCTAGTGCTTCCTGTTGAGCTACCTGCATTTCAGAAAGTGTTTCAGAACTTTCTGGCACGTCTCCTTGATAAACAAGTTGTTCTCTGGACAATTCCATAGCCCAGCGCCATTGGTCAGTTTTTTGTAAATCGCCACTTTCATATGAACTGTCGATAGCGTCTTTGATTTGAACAATAGCTGCACCAGAAGCTTCCGCTCCGTTGAACGACATCAACACTCCATTTGCTATTGCAAAACCCATTGGGCCACCAGCTACTGCCCCTGCTGCTTGAATACCGTAATCTAATATTGTGCTGGGTAATTCTGTAGCATACATAGCACCAAAGCCTGCCCAGCTAAGAGCCGCTTGAGAGTCGCCGCCAATAAACAATCCTAGTAGATCTTGCCAACTATTAACAGCGCCTGCAAATGCATCGCCTTGGTCTCTATAACTTAAATCTGTTCTGTTTTCTAGAGCTTCAGACCACTTACCAAGTGTTGTTTCATCTGAAGTAAGCCAACTAAGTGCGCCTGCTCCTTGTTTGTCATAGGGAGCATCTTCCCACTTGTCTGCGCCTACATATCTTAGAGCTGACCCTACATATCTAGTGTCTAGCAATCCATTCCATAGAAGCTGAGTTACATTTTCCCCACCTTCGTATGCTGCATCAAAACTATATGCTCCAGCCTTGCTGATGTCATCAGCTAATCCCAAAGCTGCGCCGCCCAGTCTCCAAGCAGTGTCTACTAGATACCAGTTTTCATCATAAGGTCTTAGTTCGCCGTCTTCGTCTAATAGTAGACCTGGATTTTTACCGCCGGCTACCCAACTATCATATGCTTGTACCATGCGTGGATGAATGCTACCTGGCTCAACTTTTCCGTCTCCGTCAGGGATGCCTATTCCGTATACTCTTTTTTCTGTAAAACCAGGAGGAACAATCTGTCTACCTGTTTCAGGATCTGTTATAGTTGGATATGATTGTAGTGTCATATCATATAGATCTGCCATTGACAGTGCAATAGTTTGCCGTCCAAATTCGTTTACTTGAACACTACTGGTTTCGTCTTCAGTGATTACAGTTGAGAGCTCGTCTAAGCGCATCGATTATTCCTCTTACATCTCGTCTGGCATATCGTCCACTACTACTGGAGGTTCAACAGGATATTCATTCACTGCTAGATATTCCATATAGTGTTTAACTGCGCCGAGGTAATCAGCGGCTTTTGTAAGTTTTGCTTGCACCCAAGGTTCTAAGTTATCTGTATCTCCAATCATGCCGTGTAGTTCAATAGCATACTTGCTCATTTTGTACAGTTGACTTTTAGCCATCCATCCATCTTCGTCTGTGCTATCTAATACACCTTCCATGATTTCACTGGTGTAGAGTACTGGCTCTACGCCTTCCTTTAATTCAGGATTGTGTTTTTTCATCCAAAGTTTTGCTAGGTCAATGTCTTCAAACACTTTGCGTTCTACTCCATTAATGTCTAGCACCTTGTATGTGTCGCCTTCTTTTACCAATTGTGGCTTGGCAACTTCTTTTACTGTGCTTATTTTGTCCAATCTCATGGTTGTCTCCGGATCATTTTATTTGACACTTGATCATTTAACTGTTGCTCGTCAGCATCAGCTTTTGTTTTTTTATCAGCAAAGATTGAATCTTTGCGTCTACGCATTTTACCCAAGGGCTTTGCAACTGTAGCAAAACTACCTGCACCAAAACCTCCTGAGCTAACGGTTTCTCTTATGATCTCGTGTACCTTCATACACTTATTTATGCTATTACACAAATACTCATTGTTGGGCGTGATACTGGTTAGCAAGACTTTGGAAATTTTCTCTGCTGATATCTCCGCCTTGTCTTATAAGTGTACTAGCATATGGTGTAGGCCAAACAACTGCAAAACTAAGCCAATTAGTTTTACTCAGTACACTGAGATTGGTCCAGGTTTTATGGGGGAAACTTATATGTTGATCTTCATTGTATTTTTCATCATACCAAAGAAGACAGTCTTCTGTTGCTATTTTTACACAATTTTTGTACATGTCTTTGGTAAATTTGTACCAAACTTCAGGTTTACTAAAGAATGCAAAATCTCCTACAAATGCTCTGCCGCCTGCAATATACAACCAATCACTCATTATTTTGTCATGAAACACAGGATTTCTCTCCATGTTGTGAAAGGCTCTAAGCCACATCTCTTCGCTCATTGGGTTAAATGCAACATCACTTCTGGTTCTTATAACTATATCATATTGACCTGTTAAATCTCCAACCATCTGTGTAATCAAACCACAGCTCATGTATTGACCCCAGTAGTTTAGTTGATAGTTGCTGTAGTGATCATCACAAAACATAACATTACTTTTAATAGTCTGTGAGATATGGTTAACTAAAGGATTTGTTTTATTGTAGGATCCAATTTCGTCAGCAATTTTATCTCGCCAACGTTCGTAACTGTGTTGACTGTGTTTAATAGGATCGTAAGATTCTTGCACCCTTGAGGCAAGATTTTTATTTCCATCTTCCCAGAAACAAGTGTAGTAGTCGACATTAAGTCTTTTAAAATGATCTGGGAATACACGGTTTTTAAACCACCATGCACCTTGTTCAAGATATCTCGGCTGTCCGTGAATTAAAACTGCTATTCGCATGTTTACCTCTTATTTGGTTTTCTTGCGTCCGCTTTTCATATTAGCGCACCAGTGATACATTTTTGCTTTTTCACCACTGCTATTTTTTGCTTTTTTACGAAGACTTGTTACACTACCTTTACAACTAGCACCACTACGTTTTACACGACCTGGTCTTGATTTACCTTTTACTTTACCATCAGCAAAGTTTTCAAACAACTGTTCACCAAAAATAGCTAGATAGTAATCTCGTAATTCTTTCCAATTAAGTTTATCACCTGTTTGTCTTGCTAACATTTGTGCATAGTAACCCAATGTATGACGCAATTTACCGCCAGTTTCTTCGTGCTTTCTGAGCAGTATTTTGTGCAAGTACTTGGCAGCTTTTTCATATCTGTCTGCATTGAATGCAACACTTGCTTTGCGTCCTATGTATTCCCATGGTGTTTCTTCTTGAATTTCTTCTTCACCCATTACACGTTGTTGCAGTCTCTGCCACCAACTTAGGTTTTGATTGTTGCTGGCTTGCTTAGAACTAGCAGGCTTTTTAACTGGTTGTTTATTTTGACCGCCCCAATTGATTTTTTGTGCTAGACTTCCTGCTGTATTTTCTACAGGAAATTCTTGATTGGGTGTTCTAAAATCTTTTTTGCGCATCACAGTTTTAGCAATTAAATCCAACTCATTGTTTGCACTATCCCAACGCAGTGCAAATGGCAAGTTAATATCTGTTTGTAAGTCTTTCATTACTGCTTCTTCGCCTGGTCCTAGTTTTGCAATTGGCTTGCCCCAACGTTTGTATTCTTGTTTGAACAAACGTGTTAGTTCGCTCATTGTGATTGGTTTTTGATTGCGTATATCGTTTACACGATCCAAAAAGTGTCTTGTAAATTCTACATCAATGCCTACTTTACCAAACAGTTTGTCAGCAAATGTTTCTAATTGCTGTAGGTCAACTGTACTAATATCTTCTCTGGTCAATTGTCTTGCTACTTCTTTAGCTCGCTCTCCGTCTGGATGTTTTGGATTAATACTAACAACTTCTCCGTTCATTAGCTCACTAATATTAGCAGCCTTTCCAATTTCGTCAAGTATTATGTGTAATTTGTCTTTGGGATCGTAGTTGCCAGTTTCATAACCCAACTTGCCTCTAACTTCTGTTCTTGCACCTGTACGATTGTCTTTTACGTGTAGTATCAGCATGTCTGCATCATAGTCACGTTCTAGTTGCAGCAAATAACTTTCACTTTCTTTGCCTTCTCTGAGCAACGGAAGGTCAAACCAAAGTTTAAACCATCCTGGATCACCTGGCTTTAACCCTAGTTTCTTTTCTTTGTCCTTGAGTGCTTGTGCAGTATGACTAATATTTTCAGGTATACCCATGTTAAACAGTTTGTTTGGTGTACTGTTTTTTGCAGCCTTTTTATGTAGTGGTTGAGGCTTGCCGCCTTTGTTCATAGGAAATAGTTTAGCTGCTTGGCGTTCTGTTTCACCAGGCTGAACATCAGGTGTTGTGTTTACACCTTTGACTATTTTACCTACACCTGCTTCTGTTAGTTCACTTATCTTCATATCTACACACCAGTTATACTTTCTTTACCTTTGATTTCCATCCAGGACTAACACTGCCGTCGGGCCATAGAATACTACCATCAGGTTGTAGTGTATAACCTGGTTTTTGTTGTCCGCTGCCTGCACCTTTACCTGTTCCTGTTGTTGTATTTGGTTTACTTGCATCGGGAGTCACTATCCAAGGTTTGTTTGGATCATATGCTGGTACCTCAGGATCTACAGGCTTGGCTGTTCCTAACCCAGTTTCTGGTTTTTTGGTTCCAAAGCTAGGAGAAATTGATCCATCGGGCCATTGAATATCTCCGTTTGGTAAAACTGTATAGCTTGGTTTAGGCTTAGGCTTAATAGCTGGCGGTGTGGCCTTAGGACGTATAGGCGGTAAGGCTGGTCTATAAGGATTATTTGTATTTGGATCTTGATCTGGTATTAACCAGTCTGAAGTCACCGGAGGATCTTCATAGTAATTTTCGCTTGGTATTTTATCACCATCAATAATTACATATTCTGTGTCACTACCAGGTGTGGGGAACAACCTTGCTCTTTCTGCAGGTGTCAAATTTCGACGAGCTTCAGTTTCTCTAGCTTCAGCTTCGCCACCTAATGCTCTGTAGTCATCGTATGATCTGTTGTCTGTATTTCCGCCTTGTGACCATCCTTCTTTGTCTTGAATTACGTGCTGGAATTCGTGTATAAGAGTTTCAATAACGTCTTTTGTTGGCATAGAACTTACGTTATCTCTATCATACAAACCTATTGCAATTTTACCTTTGCCATCGGTCCAGCCCATTTCATGTTTACCTTCACCGGCAGCATTTCTATTATCATAAAACTTAATTCTAACATTCTTTAAGAATGGATAGGCTTTAAACAAATCAGGATGATCAAATATTTTTTCTGGACTTACAAATTTTTCAGGTCTGTAGCCTGTTTCTACTGCACTATGATCAGTGATTTCTTGGCGCCAGCGGCCATCAAGACCTCTCATTGTTCCTGTAGCAGCCCAAATTTCTCCCTTGTCGTAGCCATTTTTTTCCATTTGTTCTGCTCTACGTGCTCTTTGTGCATCCCAAAGTTCACTTTTAGTTCCAATAAATGTTGCTTTAGGTGCATATACTGGTTCGTCAGCATCTACTGTGCCCAAGGGTTTAGGTTGAATTTTTTGTACCTTGTTTCGTATATCGCCAAGTTTACTAAGACCAATATCTCTGCGACTAGGCTGCTCAAATATAAATTGTCTTGCCTTCATGATACCAATGCCGTTAATAATTGCAGTATTTCTACAGGATGTACAGTTTGTCTTCTACTACTCAACCCCTGAATTCCTCTGCGCATTGCATCTGCTTCTTCTGGAGTAAAGTTTCCTGTACCTTCGAATCGATTGATTACTTCATTAATTCTTCTAATGTCAATGGGCAATGGAGGTCTTTGTTGCTGTTCTTCGTCTTCTTGCTGAATGTTTCTGCTACGAGCTCCGCCTTTGCTACGTATTGCTTGTAAATCGTCTAATGCTTGTATCAGTGCAGCAATCTTAGTTGGTAACACACGGTTGCGATTTAGTTCATAGTCTGCATTTCTAAAACCTTGTGTGCCTTGTTGCATTTGTTTTAACAGGTTTGTTGTTTGATCAATTACATTCTTCATTAATGTGTCAATGTTCATAGTACCATAACCTGGCACTGCAACTGTGCTTTTCATTGGTTGTTCTTTGTCAAAGTCAGTGAGTTCTTCGTTGGCTTTTTTGCGTCCAGCGCAATGGGCACGTTGACTGAAACCTTTTGGGTTATCACAGTCAATGCTCTTTTTATACTTTTTGCTCCATTTTTCGCCTATCTGGTCAATCTTCATGTTACCACTTTCTACATGACCAATAACGTGCCTTCCACTTTGGACCTGGATTATCACAGTTGTGTCTTGCACGGAAACTTCTGCGTCTAGCAGGATTGCTTTTTTTGATACGCATGTTAGGATCGCCAAAGTTTACTTTAACAACATTGCCTTTTGCATTTTTGACATAGACTTTGAACTTTTTTACGTCACCTCGCATAGGCTTGTTTAGTTTTACTTTGCGTCCTTGATACTCTGCTTCAAACATATCTGCATATGCTAGATAGCCAAACTCTTCGTGAAAGTCTTGATTGTCTTCCACTGTGATTTCATTTTCTTCTATTTGTGTAAATTCGTAAATCTTCATAAGAACACCCTTGGTAATACTTTGTTACGAGTATTTATCCAAGGGTGCTAGTTATTGTTCCACTATTATAGAACGTCGATTATGACACTTTCATTTAGTACAGCGCCTGTTCTGTTCCAAGCAACTTTGTCGCCTGCACTGAATTCAGTCCCTGTATTAGGTTCAACTGTGCATGTTCTGCCAGAAATTTTACTAACGTAGTAAGTACCTGCGGCACTGTCTGTTACGTTAATGTTCATTGTACCAATACCTGTTGTAGCACCTGCTACAAGAGAGCATACCGCAGTACCTGCGGCTGTGGTAACTTCAAAACGCTTGCTACCTCTTTGTCTTACAATGTATCCAGCTACACCAGCAACACCGTCTACGTCTGCTGTTACACTGATTTGGCTTCCAGCATCTGCTGTATCACCTAGGTTTCTTTTGTTTAGTGGTCTTCCCATTTGATTTCTCCTTTATAGAAGTCCTATCCGGGTTCTAGCCGGTACGGGGATGGAACCCCATAAACCCTACTGGGCGTACTACTACTTATGCCACCAATAGTTTGTGACCCATGAATGGATCATAGCTGTAAAGATATTGTTCGTAAAGTTGTTGACTAGCCAAGTTTTTGTGCTTTGCTTCAACCATAATGTCGAAGTCATCCCAAAAGCTCAATGCCCAATCGTTGCAGGCACGGTTCCAACACATGTCGCTGTGTGCTCTTAGCTTTGCCTTTTTGTAGCCCATTGCGAGGAGTTCGTCCATGGCTGGTTGTGTGCTTCTGCTATGCTCTGCCAATAATGACTCTTTAGATATACTATAATGCATAGCAGGACGAACACCACGCCAACTATCAATGACACGTTTAACACGGTCGTCGTTGGCTTCAATGTATTCTCCTGTTCGCACCCAATGGTGATGAATGTCAATCACTAGTGCAACATCATTACTTAGCTCTAAACTTGCGTCGAGTCCCCACGACATTTCGTCGTTTTCGATAGTGATACAGTTTCGTGCTTCTGGAGACAGTCTTGGAAGGATGTCTTTGATACCGGCTGGACCTTTTCGTCCTGAGATGTGGACGTTACATTTGAAGTCTTGCCAGTTTTTACCGTAACCCATGTACCGGATGATATCCGCATGATATTCAAACTCCTCTATACTTCTATTTACAACATCAGGGTTATCACTTGCCAGCACAGTAAACTGACCAGGATGCATAGACAAGCGAACATCAAGGTTACGTGCAGTTTCACCCACTCTTGCATATAGTTGTTGCGCTCTTGCTTGGACATCAGATTGCTGCCAATAATAACTCCAATCACGCTGAGTATAAGCAGGAAGCTGATTTGAACCAAGGCGTACCATTCGTAGTGCATCTGGTAATCCTCCAACATATTCCACAAGACGCAGTGCCGCCGCACCGTTGTGTTCCATGATATCCCACAAACGTTGCTCTGCTACTTCTCGTGTTTGATTGTTAAGCCAAGTAATAGTTGTGGCTTTTTCATTCAGCGGACGCTGTAGTTCTTCCAATACTTTTTTTGGTTGATTTTGATCAGGATGCATGTACTTGCATGCAAATCCAATACGCCGGGTTTCTTGTGCTTTCAAGAAATCACCTGCTGTGGTAAACTTCAAATCATTCATACATACGCTCCGCCGTATACTTTTACTTTATACACTATAGCGTATATGTTTCAAGATGTCAAGAAAATTTGCTGATATTCAAACTATAAAAATCAAGTAACTGTTTATTGTTTATCTTGGGCATGTTTCTATAGTTTGTTGGCAAGTCATCATATGGACGCATTGCAGGATGTGTTTTTTGGCTTTCGCTCATGTTTATACCGTAACGATAACCTTTGTTCATCATCTCTTGTATCCACTCGTTGTGTGCTTGTCTAGCATACGATTTTTCTAATATATCTTGTGCGCCTTCGTCCATTTCTATTTCATCTTCAAATGGATGTCCAAAGTCTGCATCTGCACGATATACGTTACTGGTTTCAATTTCAAAATCGTGTTCTGATACTCTCATATATCCTTCAACAATACGTTCTGCTTCATCTGCGGTAAGATGTCTTACCAATGGTACAATGTACAACAAATCTTTGTCTTGACTTGCTAGTATAAACTGACTTGTTTCATCATCACCTGCTACTACACCTTCAGGCGCTAGCATCATTACAGTGAAGAACCAACGCTGAATTTCTTCAGCGTTGAGTGTTTTATCTGTACGTTGTTGAATATAAAAATCTTGCATTATAATCTTCTTCTTGGTGGCGGTAAATCATCCATTGAATCATCACTGCTTATTGTTTCTGTTCTATCTATATTTACCCTTGTTGTAGTTTCACTAGTTGGCATACTACCCGTTGTTTGTGGCACTACTACAGGTGCATGTTTAGTGCTAGTACTGTTAACATACAATCCAAACCAAGCGGCTCCTGCACCTACGACTACACTTACTAGTCCTGCTTGGGCATTGTTTGGTTCCGCTAGCGCCATAAACCATGTACACACTTCATATAACAAATATATGTACATACTAATAAACGCTCTTGGAAACAGTCTCCATCTACTAAAGTATTCAGGTGCCATCCACCAGAATCCATTTTTATCCATGGTTTCTCTCCTCTGCTCTCTAGTAGTATTTATTATATGTGCAGTTCATAATCTATCTTACACTGCTGGTGTAAATGCGTTCCATCCACCGCCTAAATCTACAAACATAATAGGCTGAGCGTCAGTTAGTGTAATTTGTTTTTGTGAGCCCCAATACCACCAGTGTATAACAACATCAGGAGCGCCTTCTATAAGTTGATGAACATATATTGTTTTACCATGCAGATGATATGCCCAGCTAGGAAGAGAAATAGCGGCAGTTGCTCCTAGCTCATTTTTTAGCCAATATGCTTTAGAGGTGTATAGGTCTTCATCATAAGCATTATCCGGATTGCCATCTCCTTTGTATAGATCTATGCTTTGATCGCCTTCTGGTGTGCCAAATCTTCCACGTGGTGTAAATCCTGCGGATAGTGCTGTACATTCTACAGTTACGTTTTCAGTAACAGTACCACCTGCTAACAAGTGACCTCCACGGATTACACCATCGCCTATTCTAAGTTCATTGTAACCAATAACAGCAAGTTCGCCATCTCCTAATACTGGCTCAAATGGACCACTTGTGTCTTTGAATCTCTTCATTTTGATTTTACGTCTATCGGTCACTTTACTGTTCCTTTGTGTTAGTAGTATTTATAAAAAAAGGACGCACCTAAATGCGCCCTCTTTTCCTGGGGGGAACCTTAGAATGTAAAGTCTGTTACAGTTGCACCACTTGCGTCATAGTTATTTGTTCCTACAGTTGCACCCAATGCTTGGATTGCTGTCTGTAGTGCAGTTGATGTCCATCCGCTGTTTTGTAACATAACACGAAAACCGCCTGCGCCATCTTCGGCACCTACTGCTAGCACTGTACACTTTTCATGAATTAGTTCCATGATAGCTTCCATTGCTTCACCTGGGTTTGTTTCGTTTGCAAGAGTTGCTCCGCCGTCAATTGTAAAAATAGTGATATCTTCTGCAATACCATTGAAATGTCCAAAGTCAACAGTATTACTTGAATTACGTGTAATAGGCATGGAATTTCTCCTCTAATTATCTACGTGTATTTAGTCAAAAAAAAGCAGTGCATGAAGCACTGCTTTTTCTCTAAAAGATATGAGTAAATCTTACTCTTCGAATGTGCAAATTGCTGTTGTAGCTTCTGCACCTGTTGGGTTAGCAACTGTACCACCACCTTGGATAGCAAAGTGCATTGTACCACCGTGTGTACCGTCGATACCTGCAATTGTGTGTCCTGCTGCACCTAGTGCTTTTTCAAAAGCGTCTAGTGCTGCTTGGTCAGCTGGTGCTGCCGAAATGATTTGTGTTACTGAACCAAGACCATTACCTGCTCTTGTTGCTGCATTACTTGTTAAAGCCATAATAACTTCTCCTAATTTTTCTCTCGCTCACATCAGTTTGTGAACTTATACATTTATTTATCAACTTTGCGTCACTTCTGTGACTTTTACAAGCGCACACCAGCGTAATGTTTCGCCACTGCCGCCTTTTACTCTTATGCTAATAGCATCATTGGTATCATCCGCTACTACATCAGCATCGTAGTTGTCACCGCTTCCTGCATATACAATTTCTTTTTGTTCGTTGATAGCAATAGTACTAGCACCTGCACCCATGTCTATTGCACCTTTGATTTTAAATGCCGCATAGTCTGGTGTTGTGTTGTTGCGAGCTACAATGTCTGCTTCATAAAAGTATGTTGTGTAGTCTACACAACTTATTCTTGTGTTGGCTGCATCTCTAAACAGTTCTGTAAATGTGTTGTTCGTTGTTATACCATACAGCACGTAATTGGTAACTTTTACAGGATTTACACCTTCGTCACTTTCAATTGTTAAACTGTTTTCAATGTTGACATTTACATCTGTTAGTGTCATAATAGGACCAGTTGTAAAATCATTAATGCCTGTCAAACTTCCGCCACCACCGCCTCCAGTGTTGATCACTAGTCCACCTGGCGTAACACCATCACTTAATCTAAATGTTCTTGTAGCAACATCAAAAAACAAACGATCTTTGTCACCAATAAAGTTATTTGTGTCTATGTTTCGTTTTTCGCTGGTGTTAAACTTTTGAATAGGCATTCGCTTAGTCCTCTAAATGACTGTCGTCTCCAGCGAACACTACTCCCACTAGTTTGTTTTTGCCGTCATCAATATCTTCTAATGGATCGCTTTGATCTTGATCCGTTGTAATTTTATCAATAACATCACCCTCTTTGCCAAGAGCTGCTTTTTTCATTTCAATGCTTTGTTGTAGTGGAGGTACCATAACTGGATTTGGATCAAGCTCATCTTGACCAGGCTGCACTTCTTGTTCAGGTTGTTCGCCTGCTACATCAATCTCAGGATCTCCGTCGCCGTTGATCTTGATGTTAATCGGTACATTGATTGTAAACTCTCTGGCTTTCATTGCTTGTCCTCTCGCTAATATTTAGCGGTTTAATAAAACCTTTTCCACTGTTCCATGTAGTGCTTGACTATATTCGCTGGGTGCAGGATCTAGTGCGCTTCTATCTACTCTAGCTCTTACCCATACAGCATTGTTAGTAAAGTTAAATGCTTCAGTTTCGGTTGTTTGTGAGGTATACTCTTTATAATCAGTGCCACTGCCAATTGGAATAGCAAACCAGTCTGATTCAGTTGGTTCAGTAACTAAACTACCTTCCATGTGTATTCTACCCAAAAACTCTTGTAAGTAAAATACAACGGTGTGCAGACCGTCTCCGCTTCCGTAATAGCCATCTCCTTTGGCTTTGGCGCCTGTATAGCTTAATTCAGTGGTGTGTGATAAAATTTCTTCGCTCATTGTTCTTGTATAATCTCAACTAATTTGCCAGGTCCAACTAGTTCTTGGACTGCGGCTTCAATAGTATTTACTATATCTTGGTCAAGAATTTTTCGTGTGTCGTCACTATCTTTCAGTAGTTCACTTACTTTGATAATAACCATATCTTCGTTTAATTTTGCCATAGTAATCACCTTTCTATGTATATTTATTCCAATTCGTCGAAGGTGATTACTTTTTGACTGGTAGTTATGTATTGTTTGTACATCATGTGCAGTGTTACAACATCATCGTGATTTTCAAGATAGATACTGCCTGTAGCAGTGTAAGGCATAAAGGTTCTGTATCCAAACAATGAGCTTTGAATATTCGGATAACCATTTAATGAACTGTATTTTTTCATTGTTTTCATCATGCGTTTTTGAAATTCTTTGCTGGCTCGTCTAAATGTATCACTTAACTTGTACGTGCCAGGTTCAAATGAGTCATGACAAAATTCCTGCATCTCTTCAAATATTTCTTGATCTGTTTGACCGTGTCGTTGACTGCTGATTTTGTATCTGTATTTGTTGTACCAAAGTTTTTTTCTAGTAACGACTTGTAGATCAGCAAGCATGATGTCTTGGTGTCGTTCATTGATAGGGCCTATTATCTCTACAACACTATCTCCCCATTGATCTAACAGCTCTGGTATCCTGTCAGGTCTAGTCAAATAAACAAAGTAAAAACTATCGGCTCTTGTTTTCCAATGTGTGTTTTCATTTTCACTTAGATACTGTGTGATTTTTCTATTACGATACCATGCTTCTTGAATCTGTATTCTATTCTTTTCACGCCACTCAGGTTGAAAGAATGCAACTCTCCAAGTGTGCTTTTTGTAAAATACTTTGGTGTTCAGTTTAAAGTCAGGTCTGGACCGTATTTGTTGAGATATTGATGTCATTGTTTTCTATTGTCAAAATTATTGTGTCGATGTCTTTACCAAACAATATTTGCTTAGCCAATGGTTTTTTAATTTTTTCATTAATAACTCTTGCCATTGGTCTTGCACCCATTGTATCACTAAATCCTTTTTGTGTTAGCCATTCAATTACTTGATCATTGTACTGTAATTCGATAGCACGTTCCATAAGCATGTCATATAGTTCATCCAAGAACTTGCGTGTTACATTGTGCATCAGTGATTTGTTTAATTTCTTAAATTGTACTACTGCATCCAGTCTGTTTCTGAACTCAGGAGCAAAGAAACTTTTAACAGCATCTTGCTGTGCATCTTCGTTGGTACTATTTGCACCAAACCCGATACCATGTTTTTCAGCATCTCTTGCGCCCAAGTTTGATGTAAGAATAACAATAGAGTTTCTTGCACTAACAGTTTTACCATCACTTGATGTTACCATACCGTTGTCCATTAGTTGCAACAACACATTGCTTACATCTGGGTGTGCCTTTTCAATTTCATCTAGTAGTAGAATACAGTTGGGATTTTCTTCTAGTTTGTTAATTAACAATCCACTGCCAGTGCCGCCTTCACTGTATCCTACATAGCCCGGTGGTGCACCAATAAGTTTAGCAACTGTGTGTCGTTCTTGATATTCGCTCATATCAAAACGCAGTAGTTCCATACTCATGATATCACTGAGCTGTTTGGCTGTTTCAGTTTTACCAACACCTGTAGGACCTGTAAACAAATAACAACCCACAGGCTTGCTAGGATCTTTAAGACCAGCTTTGGCAATATAAATGCTGTCTGCTAGTCTTTCTACAGCTTCGTCTTGTCCAAATACTTTAGCTGTAATTGCTTTTTCGATATCAATTTGTTGCTCTTTTTTGTACTCACTATCTCTGGTGAGCACTAGTTGATCCACAGGAATACGTGTAAGTTTGGCAACTTCATATCTGATATCATCTAATTCAAGCACTGATTTACGTGCCTCTTGTGGCAACAATCTCTGTCTAGCTGCCGCCGCATCCAATACATCAAATGCTTTGTCAGGTAAGAATCTATTGTGCCAGTATTGATGTGTAAGATCTACAGCACCGTGCAATGCTTCTTTGTCAAATGCAATTTCGTGATACAATTCATATGCTGGAATACTATTTGTAACGATGCGTTTAGCATCTTCTACACTGGGTTCTGGCACATCTACTTTGTAAAATCTTCTATTCAGTGCCTTGTCTTTTTCAAAATGTTCTCTGTATTCATCATATGTTGTTGCGCCAATACAGCGTAGTTTTCCTTTTTGTAAACTTGGCTTCAATAGATTGGCTACATCCATTGAGCCTTGCCCTGCATTGCCAGCACCCATAATCATGTGTATTTCATCAATAAAGAGGATTGTCTTGTCTCTGCTTTCCAGGATTTCTAGAACTTCTTTGATCCTTTCTTCGAAATCTCCTCTGAATTTTGTGCCTGCTAACAATGCTCCTATATCCAAACTGTATATTGTATTGTCTTGAATAATTTCCGGAACATGTCCTTCGTTGATTAGATATGCAAGTCCTTCAGCAATAGCTGTTTTACCAACTCCACTTTCTCCTACTAATATTACATTGTTTTTCTTTCTACGTGCAACAGTCTGTACAAGTTGTTCCAGTTGTTCTTCTCTACCAATTATTGGATCTACATCACCAGCACCAGCTAGTTCATTTAAATTATCACAATACTTTTTAAGTATACGTTCTTGCTTGCTAGGTGTATTTTTAGTGCTAACATTCTCATTGTTAGCATCAGTATCACTGATATAATTTACTACATTTTCTCTGGTAATACCATACATACTCAACATGTATGTTGCAGGAGTATTTTTTTCACTGAGTATACTGATCAGCAAATCTCTGGGATCTAAATTGTTACGACCATTAAACAATGCTTGTGTGAATGCTCTATGAAACACTCGCTCCAGCATCACAGTCTTTTTTGGATCAGCTGATTCATCTTCTAGCGTTTCAAGTTCTTTTTCCAAGTACTCGTATATACTGCGACTTACTTCTTTGGCTTCAACACCAAAGTCTAAGAATATATCTTCAACTTCTTCACTGTCCAATATCACAGCCAACAAATGTTCTATTTGTACATATTGGTGCTTATAGTCTTTACTAAGCCTAAATGTTTTTTCTACAATATTTTCAATTCTGTCGTTCATTGTGTTTCCGTTACTTACTGTTACTTAGCTGTTCTATAAGTACCTGTTCAAATGGTTTACCAAAACTTTCTTCAGCTACTATACTTGGTATTTTAACTTTTATTTCTATTAGCAAATCGCCATTGTTTTTGTTGCGTCTTGGCAATCCGCTTTCTGGTATTCTCAATTTAGTTCCACTTTGTGTGCCACTTTTAATATGTAACTTAATACTTCTATTGTCAAGAGTTTCTATAATTTTATCTGTTCCTAACATTGCTTCTTTGAGACTTATGTTCAAACGTTTAATAAGATTATCACCGTCTATTTCAAATGCAGTGTTTGGTTTAATTGCAAATGTTACTAACAAATCATTTCCGTCTGGTGCCATGCCTTGATATCTTACACGATCACCTAACTGCGCACCCGGCGGTATCTTTATTTTTACAGGTTTGCTCATACCATTGGGCATGGTTATATTGATATTCTTTTCTGCACTGTTGAATACGTCTTGTAATGCTATGTGTACAGTTACATTGATATTGGCTCGTTGCTGTTCTCTGTAAGTTCGATGTGGACGTTGTTGTCTAAATTGTTCTCCAAACATACTGTTAAACACGTCATCAAAGTCTGCTCCAAAATTCATATTGAAGCTGTTTGCAGAATGCGACTGTTGGAAATTTGACGGTCCATTGTCAAAATTTTGACGACTGTCTTGGTCTTTTATTTGATCATATGCATTTGTAATCTCAGCGAACCGTTGTTGATCTCCCCCAATATCTGGATGATATTGCTTGGCTAATTTACGATATGCACTTTTAATCTCGGCGTCAGTACTATTACGACCAACGCCGAGAATATTATAAGGATCACTCATTTTCTTTAGGTTTAACTGCTTCTTCGTAGTAAAGTATTACAGCGTTTTGCTCTTCGATAAACTTTTTGATTTGCTCAAAGTTTAGTGCAAGCCCTTCAAAACTTTGTGCAGTCATAGCATACAACACAAACTCGCCTTGCTCTCCTTTGATTCGAGCTATCACATCATCTAGATTGCCTTCTGTAACAACTACAATATCAGCATTTTTTAATTCAACGGGATCGGGTCTCGGAACAATGCGTATAGTAGGTGCATCAATCTCCGGTGTTTCCACTACCACTGGTGCTGTTACTATCTCCTTCACGGGTGGGATCTGGGAGCAAGCACTCACCGCCAGTAGCACAGCCGATAGCGCCAAAGAATAAATCAACTTGTTCATTTATCATACTTTCACTGAGGTTAGGATCTGCTAGACTGTTTTTGATAATGTCAGTATTTGCCAACAGTCCAGCAATCTTTTGGTTTGCTTCTTGCACAGCTTTTAAGTTAGCACCAAGCTCGTCATTGAGATGTTGCTGTCTTACTAGCTCTGCTTTGAATTCTTCGATTTCTCTTTCAACATTTTCACGATAAGTGTCAAATGATGTCTGAGTAGTTTGTAATGCAGTTTCTAGTTTTGCATTGTTGGCTGTGAGTTGCCTAATAGCTGTTTGTGTCTCAACATAGTATTGATACCCAAACCAACCTACAACGCCTAGAACACCTGCTACAATTATCAATAGGTAAATTCTGTGTACCATAATTATTTGTGCCTATAAACGATTCTGCCTTTTTCAAGGTCATATGGTGTCATCTCTACGTCTACACGATCATTCAACAGTATGTTGATATTGTGCCTACGCATTTTACCACTAATGGTGGCGGTTACTAAATGTTCGTTTTCAAACTTTACTCTAAAAAACGCATTTGGTAAGCATTCAACGACAGTGCCTTCAAACGTAAGAACCTCTTCTTTAGCCATTACAGTCCTGCAAGATGTTTGACTCTGTCAAGGTCCTCATTGGTTTTAGGCTGTGCATACTTTAGCACATATTGTTCTTGATTGTCAAGAACTGTTTCGCTTAAATTTTCTTCAGTAAGTTCTTTGCTATCATCACCTTTGTAATAGCTGTACTTCCATTCTGTAATTTCAGTTACATTGCTTACTACTTTCATTATTTCCATAATGTTGTTGTGTAGTTTTTTGTCTCTGGTAAATTCAACAAATACCAAATAGTTGCCATTGTTATTGGGTCCTTGACTGACATCAACATCAAGACTGTCTGTTACATCTGTTTCAATTAGGTTGCTGAGATCGCTAGCTGCACCTTCTTGACTTACTTCAAACGCAACTACTACAGTTTCGTTGGCTTCTCCAATTTTAGGTTTGTACTGATCAATGCTGATAGTACTGTTTACTAGATTTACCATTTCACCGTATTTTACTGTCATTTACTTGTCCTCTGGAGCCATTTTCTTAATTTGTTGATAGGCTTTCTTAACTGTGC